TCTTAATGTCGGCTTCTTTCAGCATCAACTCGGCAATCTTCACCCGTTTGTCGAACTCTTTGGATGCCATCTCGTCGTTAGTCGGCAGATTCTGCGTGCTGGCTGCCATAATCTTGCTCTGCACCTCGATGGGCTTTAATTTCGTCTCGATCGTGGTGTTGATGGCCTCTGCCCGGTTGCGTTCAGCCTGTGTCTGGTTGACCGCAATCTGCGACTGAGCCGCCTGCATGGCCAGCTGCTGCTGCATCTGCTGCGCTGCCTGCGCTTCAGGGTTCGGCTGGGCCATCTGAGTCAAGGAATCCATCAACTCAGCACGGTTCGACAGCGAGCTGTTGGCCACGATCCCTTTCAGAATCAGTGGCAGCACCGGTGTGTCTGGACCCAGCGTCTGCAAGAGCGAGATGAACTGCGCCTGCTCGTACTCACGGGCAATAATGCCCAAGGTCGCTGTCGGCACGAAGTTCAAGTCCACCGATGGATAGCGCTCGGGGTCAAACTGCATGTACCGAAACGCCGCTTTTTTAATGAACGGAATCAGGAAGTCTTCCTGGAAGTTCACCAGCGTGCGCTTGTACTTCTTAATGATGGTGGCCACTGCCATGGACATGCCGGCATTACCACCGTCGCGGGCTACTTGGCTGACCATCCCTTGGCTATCCAAGGTGCCGGTCGCTTGCAGGAGCATGCGCTCGAACGCCTGGGCTGTGGTCAGGTTGTTGCCGTCGGTAGAACCAAACTTGAACGGATACAGAATCTCTGACGGGTTGCCGTTGGTCATGAACGCCTTGCCCGGCCGCACTTCAAACTTTGCCCCTCGGGGCAAGCGGGTTGCATCCATCGCCACCATCGGCACAGCAGTCAGCGCCAGCGAGTCGAGGTGGGTTCTCACCTGCGCATCGATCGCCTTTTGCATGTTGTAGGCTTTCTCCACCGTGCCACGACCTGGCAGGCGGTTAGGCACCGTGTCGTCTTGGTAGGTCAGTACCGGACGATCCTTCATCATGTATGGGTTCGCTTCGGCCTTCAAGAGCATGCCGTCGTTACCAATGACGATGATGGCTTCCACCATGTCGGCGTAGTCTTCGGCTGCCGAATCTTCGGGGAACAGCTCGACCATCTCCTCGTCTTTGCTGTCCAACTTCTCCAGATATTCCTTGGGCACCAGGCCATAGTAGGTCAGCAGTTTGACCTTCTCGTTCTGGTACTGACTGATCTCTTGCGTGGGCTCCAGCTCGGTGTCGTCGTAGGTCGGCACAATATTGACCTTGCGATAGACGCCCTTCTCGATGTTGGCCACCACCTTGTGGATGGACACGTACTTCTCGATCGCCACGCCCATGCACTCGTCGACCGACGTGCCGTTGGGGTCCCACAAGAAATTCTTCGGATTGACCGGGATGGGTTTGACCGACACGCGGTCGATCTCTTGCACACCAATGGCGGCTTGGCCGGCCATGCCAGGAATCGGCTGGGTGGCGGGGACGTATTCCTTCTCCATCGTGGTGGTGATCTCGGCAATACCCGTGCCGTAGATCGCTGCCAAGAGCGAGATGTGGTCGACGTACTTCCTGAACTTGTCTTTCTTCAAGTCCTCCATCATCTGGAGTTTCAGCATCTCGACATCCATCGGATTGCCGTCGATGTCTTGGACGTCGTCCTTGATGTCGAAGTACTCGCCCGAACCAAAGATCGCCTCGATGATCTCCGCATGGCGTGTTTCTACCGCCTGCTGCGTCATCGGTGTTACCAGTCGGGATCGTTCAGAATCGCGGGTCTTGTCTTCGATGGCCCACTCGCCACGGAAGATGCGCTCATATTCTTCCCATTGCGGGAGAAAGTTCGTGTTGCGGTAGTCGCGCCAGCGGTCGCAGTGCTCCACCACGAAAGCGATAAGCTCTTTATCGTTCTCAGTTGGCTCGTCAAAATCGTTTCGGTCCATCCTACACCCCAGAAATTACATCAATCGGCTCCCAATCATCGTCGGCGTCGCCTTCGAAGTAGGAAGTCACCGCCAGCTGGTCAATGTAAGAGAGCGCGTCGGGTAGGTCATCGTGGACGCCTTGCGCCGGGAACATCAACAGCTGATCGAGGAATGTCTCAAAGTCGCCTTCTTGGTTCAGCACGATCCTGCCGTGCTCGAACCGACCCTGGAGGCTCCAGATGATCCGGTCAGCCTTTTTCCGGTTGCCATGCGTTAAATCTACTATGTGCGAATATACATTATTTTTGCGCATTAAATCGCTCAAATACGGCAAAACTGCGTTTTTTAGCGCGCCTCGTTCGATCCCCACACTTATGGGCCGGTAGTCGCGCATGGCCATCAGAATCTTCGCTGCCGTCTCCCGGATGTCCCAGCGTCCGTGCTGGATGTCTTTGACGAACCACTTGCCGTCTTCCGTCACCTTCACGATCGCGATCGCCGTCTCGTCCAGCCGCTTCTTCGAGTTCGCCGCCTGCTTGGCCACTTCCTCGAACCCGGCCAAGTCCACCGCCACGAAGTAGCTGCCGTAGTCGGGCTCCTCGCCGTACTTGACCCAGTCGTCTTTAAATATGTCCGAGCCCGCGTTGTCGAAGCTGGCCATGTACTCTTGCTTAAATGCAAACGTCGATAGCGTCTTTTTTGCTGACTCGATTTCCTTCGGGTCGATCAACGGGTTGTCTTTCGTCGTGAAGTGCCAGCTCTTCCAATCCTCGTCCTCACCGTGCTGCCCCAACTTGTACAGGTCGTTGAACCAGTTGCGCCCCTTGGGCGTTCCGATGAAGAGCGCGTGGCCCTTCTTGTCCGACAAGCTGGCCCGAATGACCTGCTCCCAGGCTTCGGGCTTAATGTCGGCCACCTCGTCCAAGACGGCGTAGGTCAGGGACACGCCTCGCAGGGTGTCTGGCCGGTCGGCGCCTCGGACATATATCCGCGCCCCGTTAATCATCGTGATGTCCAAGTTGTTGACGTGGCTGCCCGAGATCACCTCGCGCCCCAAGTCCAGCAACAAGTCCCAAATAATCTGGCGCGACTGTCCCATCGTGGGGCTTACGTATAAGACCGCCGAGCCGGGCGGACAGCGCAGCGCCTCGATAATCAGCGTAGTGGCCGCTAACCTCGACTTGCCACAGCGGCGGCCTGCGGCCACGACCTTGAAGCGTGTCTTGTCGTTGAAGACCTCTTGCTGCCACGGCAGCAGCTGGAAGTTAAGGTCCGACATCGATGATGTCCTTTATTTCTGGCGGGCTGGCGAGCCCTGAGATGGTGATGTTGATCGCGCTGCGTTGCGCTGCCGTCTTCTCAAACAGGCTGGTCGGTAGTGCTCGCTCCATGCAGAGCTTTAGCGCTGCCATCTGGCCTGGGTGGCCGTCGTCCAAGGCGATATCAAGCACTTTCTGGACGACTTGCTCGCCCTGGCCCTCAATCAGCATCTTTTTTAATTCCTTGATGCGCTGATTGTCGGTCTTGGGTAGCGTCGCCGGTGGTATGTAAGGCGGGTCTTTAATCGGTGCTGGCATGGCTTTTTTCCTGTAGCGGGAAGCTGCGCTGATTGTAGCCGCTTTCTGACAAAGTTGGCTAGATTGGCCATTTTCCTTTTTCGTGAGGGGGCGCGTTTTGCTGAAAAGCCGTTTTCCTTTTTTGTGAGGGGTGGTGGCTGCCCCAAATATTACAGTAGCGGACCACCCCCTCCCCCCCCTATTGACAAGCTGACAACAATATCAAAGCGACAACGAAACTGATAGCAGGCGACTATCAGCCGCGTTTTACATAACGTACGTTATACTGCAGGCGATTGGCGCTGATAGTTGGCGGCTATGGGGATAGGGGTTGACTATCGCCAGGCCAGGACCGATAGATTTTAATTAGGGTCAGAGTGAAAGAGGGAGTGGGACCTTTTTGCCGGTACCTGACGGGCTACATAACTCAGGGTTATTACTTTCAGCCGCATCATTACTTTCAACGATATTAACACTCTGGCAATACCAATCTAATAAGTTTCTGAATCCGGCGGATATATCGCCGGCGCCGGCATGGGCCAAAATTTCCGCATCGGTTTGCGTGATGCGCCGGCAAAAATAACGTGTGCGAATTGACGCTGGTCTACCTGACGGCATAATCAAAACCCCTAAAAATGGTCAAATGGTCATTCTGGTCACCATTTTAAATCGCTCTGACCCCCAACGCGTTTTTTAAATTTTTGCGTAAATGCGCGGTCGTGAGCGGCGGCGGAGCCCATAATTTTCACCTATATATACTTACTTACTAACTAGTAAAAAATAATGACCATATGACCATAAAACCCGAAAACCCGCTGCCCATGCGCCATTTGCACTGGTCATCACGCCCGAAAACATGACCATTTTTTGACCATTGATGACCATAAAACGGCCAAAAACAAGAAACCGATAAAAATGCAAAACAATCCTTGACAGATACAATCCGCGCGGCTATTCTAAGCATGTAAGACAATCATTTACCGCATGACCATAAATGGAGATGACATGAAACTCAAAATAATTCAATCGCTGGCACTGGCCGCACTCGGCGCGCTGATCGTTATCGGCACGGCCACCGGCGTATTCGATAGCGCCGAAACGATTATGTGGTCTTTTATGTGGCTTGCATGCGCCGCCGCGCACGTCGTCACAAACGATTCTGACATTTAATAACTGAAAAGGAACCGGCCAAAATGAAAATTTCAGTCACTTCTAAACTTGACGGCGTGCGCTCATGGTCTTTGCAAGCCCTGGAAACCTGCCCTGGATCAGTAGCGGCACCAGGCGTGCTCGTTGACGCATGCGCAGGATGTTATGCCACTACGGGCAACTATCGGTTTGAGAATGTCAAGGCACCACGGCGCCACAATCGCGAAGACTGGCAACGTATGGCATGGTGCGACGATATGACAGCCGAATTGGCCAAAGACACGCATTTCCGTTGGTTTGATTCCGGCGACATGTACACACTGGCACTGGCCGAAAAGATTCTTGAAGTCATGCGTCGCACGCCGTGGGTAAAACATTGGCTGCCCACAAGAATGCACAAGTTTCCCAAGTTTCGGCAGGTATTGACAGAAATGCAAGCACTCAAAAATGTCTGCGTGCGGTTTTCCAGCGATTCGGTAACCGGCGAATATACCAAAGGGCTACACGGTAGCGTGATCGTGCCCACACCGGCGGACGTCAAGCGCGGCATGACATTATGCGGCGCATACGATAACGGCGGCGCATGCGGCCCGTGCCGTGCCTGTTACGACAAAAAGGTCAAGGTGATTGCCTATCCGGCGCATGGCCAGAAAATGAGCAAAGTTATCCGCATCAAATTGGCCGCATGACGCGTTATCGGCTGCAGTACGGCCGCTTGGATTGCTTCGGTGAGGTGATCCAGTGGCAAGACTGGCCGCCGGCCACTGGCCGGTATATCACGCGGCGCATGCCTGTACCGGCGCGCGCCGTGCCTACAATCGAAACGCATGGGAGGGCACTATGGTGACTATTTTTAAAATCGGCGATCGCGTGCAATATGCGCGCCAGTGGCTTCGTTCTACCGGCCAATTGGCCGGCGATATACCGCACGCTACCGGCCGCATTATCAGTCTCTCGCCGGTGTCTAATGGCCTGGACATTGCGACAATCGAATGGAACCGGCCGGGCATATCGGCCAAGGTTTTGACGTCAAATTTAACGCGGGCTGACCGCATACACTTGGAAAGGGTTTAATTATGGGCAAGCTTAAAGAGGCCGCTATTCGCGCGCAAGAAATGGCCGACACTATCAGCGCAAATGAATCGTTACTCTGGCGCGCCAGAGACGCGTTAACCGATGCAATCAATAATCCCGAACCCGACGAGGCTTTGGCAAGCGCTGAACGGGCGCTGGCGCTGATTAACACCTATTTAATGGAGACTGAATTATGCAAACGCTAAAAATTGACGGCACCACGTACACACTCAAATTCGATAAATGCCCGATCGAATGGGCAAAACTTGCCCGCAAGGCATGGAAACCCAAAAAGCCAAAAGACTTGCGCAAGTTTCCGAAAGATTACGCCGGCACGATGTCAACGGGCGATTACGTGCGCCAATTCGAGACGCTGAACAATCTCACGAAAACGGGATATGACAATCTGAATTATGGCGGCACCGCGCAGTATGACCCGTTTATTCCGCTACTCGAGGAAATAACAGAATGAAAACACACACTGACATCAGCGGCCCGCAGTGGCCGCAGCATCTCTGGCCGTACACCTACACGCATGGCGATACGGAACTGCTCTGCTTTGTCGATTGGGAACCGGCGGACCGGTCCGTAGGTTGGACCGGCGGCGCTTGGCTAGTGCACGCGTACGCGGGCGGTGTGGATGTGGTCGACCTGCTCAAAGACCATATCGTCAAGGATATCGAAGCGGCGGCGGCGGACGCGCTGCAGGAAGGCCCGACATGTTAGCCATACTGTTCAAAGTACTTGTCGGGCTCTGGGTACTTATGCGAAGATTGTGACGCGCGTCTCCGCGCGCTTGAGTCTCCCGGCGCCCCCGCCGGTTTTGCCCGTCAGGTTCACGGTCTGACGGGCTTTTTTTTGCCTTACGCTAACCGGACCGCTGCAGGCGCGGGCACTTCCTCGACCATGCGCCGGAGTTCGGACCGCTTTAAGCCGGCCAGCTCCGGTGCGCAGAAGATGTGTTTCTTCGTTTGGAACTCGGCCGAGTGTATGCGGCCCATATCAACCCAGCCCGCCTCGCGCAGCGCGTGCAGTAGCGCGCCCTGGTAAATCTTGTGCTGGCCGGTGACGCCGTTTTGCAGGCGATCGCAAAGCGCATGGAAGGGCCCGGCGATCGCGCCAGAAGCAAACTCGGACAGTCGACGTTCGATCAGCTCGACCAGATACGACTCGCCCGAGCTGCGGCCCTGGTCGATCATGATCGCCTTGGCTTCGGTCATCGGCGGCGCTGCAGACGGGTTGAATGCTGAGACGTCGCGCCTGTGCAGGTACGATGCGACGGCCTCGAAGCCGCCCGAGTGGTACCACTGCCAGAGTGCTACGGCCTCGGCCTCGGGCAGGCGGCCTGCTTCGGACCAGATGCAAAACCAGCGGCGGTCGTTCGACGGGATTGAGATCGCGGCCCGCTCGTTCGAAAATGCGACAACGAACACGCGGTTTAATGCCATGTACGGGTGCAGGCCCTTGCGGTTGATCTGCAAGAGCTCGGGCGGTGCGGCGATCACGGGTTTAAGGGCGTTCTCGAGCGCTCGCCGGTCGCGTGCTTCGGACTGGCGCAGCTCGGCGATCTCCATGACTTCGCACTCGAGCGCGTAGCCCCACTGCGAATTTAAATCCTCGTTCTTGACTAGGCTGCAGTTCTGTTTCGTTTTGCCGCCAATGGCCCAGAAGAACGGTGCCAGCATGGTGTCTTTGCCGCTTCCAGGGTGCCCTCCGATCAAAAGGGCGTGGTTGATCTTCTGGTTCGGGTGCTGGACCTTGAAAGCGAGGGCATTTAGGACATGCTCGCGCTCGAAATCGGTCGGAATCATCCTTGTGACATGGGCGAGCCACCGTGTCACATCGCCCGCAATGCCGGCAGGCCGAGCGTCGCGCCAGCGGTTGCCGTACTGGTGGCCCTCGCGCTCGACGATCTTTTCTTCGCCGGCCGCGTAGGTTATGCCGACCAGCGCGTAAGCGTCCTCTGATTGGCGATTCTCGTCAAAGCACGTACTCGCTTCAATTTTGCTCCCGTTA